GTATTATTAACTCCAGGATCTACTTCAGCCCATGGCTGTACATTAGGTGAACCAACGCTCGCTGTCAACCCTATACCAGAAACACTAATATTTGCGCCACCAGTGATAGACACTGATCCTATGGACGTAGTTAAAGATCCAGCAGTGGTTACAGGATAGATTGAAGCTTGACTCGCTGCTCCCACAGCTGTTGTCGCTGTTTGACCAGTTACTGACTCTACAGTTGTTTGTACTAATGAAATAGAACCTAAAGAAAGCGAGGCTGATATTCCTGAAACGTCAACTGGTATTCTCGGTTCAGGTACTACTTGACCGATAGATCCTGCTAATGCTTGACCTGAAACACTTTCGTTTGTAGTTTGTACTAAACTTTGTTGTCCTAATGATGACTGTAATGCGTCCTCACCCACAAAGACAGTAATATTACCGTCAATTTTTATTGACTCTAAACCTTGTGTGATTGTTAATAAATTTAAACCACTTTGTTGTACAGTGTGATCTACCTTAACTGTAGCTGCACCAATCGAAGTAGTCATGGACTGACCTTGTGCAACTGCAGAGAAAGCACCACCCCATACTAAGTTACCCCAAGATAATCTGCCCCAACCTGATCCAATAGCAAAACGTTCGTCTATTGTCACTGAGCCAACGCTCGTAGCTGCAGCTTGTCCGGTTGGAACTATTGTTGCTCCACCTGTTACTTCAGATGCAGTTCCTATTGAACTAGCTAAAGCTTGACCTGTAACTGCTATTTCTGTGGCGATTTCTATTGATACTGATCCAATGGCAGAAACAATATTTTGTCCAGTTGGCGAATCACTTGAACCAAAGTTAGCAGTTGCTCCGCCTATATTAGTTGATAATGATTGACCTACCGCAACGATGTCACCTGCAACACCCCATGCGTTCTCGCCCCAAGTTAATCTACCCCAACCTTGATTTATCTCACCAGAAACTTCTGTTGGTGTTCCTACGGATGTAGTTAAACTTAAACCTGAAACAGTAAAAACAGTGTCGGCTTGATCGCCCCAGTTATTTATACCCCATTCACCTTGACCCCATCTATTATTAGCCATCAATTACCTCGGGGTATAACGGAGATCCCGCTATGAAAAACAAATTAATAATGTTCGCCATAGCAGGCACCTCCTTTTAAATTATGCGATTCTCAATATTGCTGCACTCGTTGTAAATGCTGGAAACTGAATTGTGAAAGTTCCATTACTTGCAGTTTTTTCACCGCCAAAATCTAAAACTGCTACAGCTGGATCACCAGTTGCAGTATCGTTATAAATTAATGCACCTCTTGCAGTAATTGTAACCCCAGTAAAAGATAGGTCAGCAAAATCTGTAATAGCAGTGTTAGTTGCTAAAGATGTTCCTACATTAACAAGAGCTTTTCCACCAGAAGAGTATCCACCTGTTGGTGATGATACCTGTCCACCCGTAGTGAAAGAGGTTGTTGATTTTCCTAATGTAGCCGGTGTCCCATACATTGCTAACTTAAATGTATTTCCACCTGGATTTTTAAAGTTGTGCGTAGCTTCCAAAAGTTCTTTTTTGAAAGAATTGCATATTGCGTTAGTTGTTATTGCCATTTTATCTCCTTAAATTGTTATGGTGACGGTGAAGGTATTTTGATACGAGGAACTCCACTGTCATATTCTCCTCTTCTTTTTCTACCCATTTGTTGTAGGCCAAAAGCTTGTATACTTTGATTATACCTATCTGAATAGAGTTTGTATAGATCTTCAGGTCCTTTTAAAAAACCAAACGTCTCTTTCAAAACCCCATATAATAACAATGCCTCTTGGTTTTTAGATAAAAAAGTTGTTGTTGTACTATTAAAATGAGGAGGATCTTTAATATAGTTAATCTGTATTTGAAAATTGCTAGTCGGAGTTGGTGCTATTAAAATGTGGTCCTCATCCCAGTTGGCATAATATTTAGGAGTGCCTGTTACTGTGCTGTTGTGGGCAAACTCTGAAATAAAACTTGTATCTTTTTTTTCTAAAAAATCTCTCACATTAGAGTTAATTATTTGAACAGATCTCAATACTAATAAATCTGATGGTAATGATGCATATCTATTTGCAGCCACTAAGTTAGAGGTAGCGTATTTTCTTAAATCGTCATAATCAACTTGACCAGCGATATCTAACTCAGTGTTTCTTATAAATTGATCAATTAAAGAGTCTGATAATACATTACTATCAACTTCAGTATAGTTTCTTACTTGAGTTAAAAAATTTGTATAAGTTATAGCCATTATGAAATACTCACTGTTACGTTACCTAATAAAGTTGAGGCCTCTCTTCTTCTATTTTGCAAAGATGGATCTCTTGGTTGCATAGTTTGCAAAGATGTTGTTATGCCATTACTTGTGACCTCTGTATCAAAAGTTTCAAAAGCAAAGTCTCCAGGCAAAGTTAAATTAGCCACTCCAACAACTGTTCCTCCTGAATCAGCTAAAGTATTATCATTACTCGCAACTGTTTGAGGTTGTTGAAATTTTTGTGATCTTACTTTTTGTAAAGCAATTGCATCAGCAGTTACTCTTTTTCTTCTTATCTGTGGATGCTTCTCTTCGTACTCAGAGATATGTACGAAAGAACCGTTCCACTCAGTAACCATTTCTTGATATGGAAAAGCTTGTCCGCTTCTGTCTGAGATTGCTAACGATCTATTACCCTGTGCATATTTAGCCATTATGATACATTTGGAAAGTACGACTGAGGTGAGATATATAATGATGTTCTCTGCCCGTCTTCTTCCAAAGCCCTTTTCATTTCATCTTCATAAATAATTTTCATCGGCTGTATTCTGTCAGGAGCTTTTTTCATAGATAAGTAATAAGCTAATCCTGCACACATACATGGTAAAAATCTATAAACTACATCTGCTTGTTGACCATTGTATTCTGTAGCATCTTGTATTCTATTTATGGTGTAAAATTTCAAAGTTGTAAACGTAGAAGCATCAGGTGCTTGATATAAAAAAATTTGAGGTGTTGTTTGTCTATCTACAAAATACTGTGAGGGTTGACCAGTTGCTAATTTGTTTGGTAATGCTGCATACGCAGATCTGTCTATTTTTGTTAAAGATACATCTTGTGTGTTAGCATTATCTGATGCCGCAGCTGTTGTAGATATGTAAGCTTCCAAAACATCGCTTACACTTTCATTTACTGCATATTGAGCAGTCCCTGAAACTAATGCCACTTCGTTTAATGAAACTTTCCAAAGATGAACTCCTCTATTTCCCCAATCAGAAAATAATAAATTTAAGGATCTTCTAGCAGTTTTTAAATCATAACCGCTCATAGCTCTTTGACCACATCTTTCAAATGCTTCATTAATAATATCGTCTATATTTAAATCAAATGATGATGAACCTGATGTTGCCATAATTAAAATACCTTTTTTATTTTTACTCCAGCTTTTCCCTTTGTAGATATTCCAAGATCTACTTGGATGTTATTTTTATATATTCTACTATAGTTTATGTTTGGATCTAAATCTACCTTCGTATCCTCTACGGCAGTTATGATATTATCTCCATATCTTGTTTTAGGCATATCAAAAGTAAATAAATTAACTTTAAATTTACCTTTTTTGATTTTAGGTTTTTTTACATCACCACCTATGTCTCTTTTTAAAATAGTCTTAACATTAGTTGGTTTTGGTCCCACATTGGCAGCGGCCCGTTTCCTTGCAACGGCAGATTTTCTTTGACCCTCTGTCATTCTTCTTGCTTTTGCTAAGGGCACGCATTTTGGATACTTCCGTTTTGCATCCGCACGTTGTTTCGATCTTCCACATTTTGCGAATGATCCATCTTTTCGCTTGCTCCCAATATCTACCCATTTTTGTCTGAACCATTCTTTCAATCCTCCTTTTTTCATTCCAGCAGGAACACAGTTAGGAACTAATTTATTACCTTTTTTCTTCATACCTTTTTGTTCATAACCAACCCAGCAAGAACCTCTAGCCATTAGATCATGCCTTTATAATATTTTTCGTAAGATTTATTAGAAATTTTTTTTCCGTCTATATCGCTCTTGATATAAGAACCTATGTAAGAGCCTTCTTTTGCTTTAATCATAGCTCCTTTGGCTGCTGGTTTAGGTCCTCTAAAATCTTTTCTTCTCACTCCAGCAGGATCTTTAATTTTACCAGCACAGATTTTAGATGCGTAGGCGTTAGCATATGCTGAGGGATATACCTTGAACTTACGCTTCGCTGCCGCTTTTCCTCTAGGACATAGTTTTGTCATTTTATTCTCCTTCTTTAGTGGCCACTTTGAGAGATGTTTTCTCCTTTTTGCGGTCGTACAACTTTTTAGATTGTATCACTTTAGGACGATATGATCTAGACCTTACGAGTTTTGCGTATTTGTTTTTTGGCTTGATTTGCAATATTAACCACCTGTGTTTTACCCATAACCTTAGCACGTTGCTCCATAACAGTTAATATCTGTATCTTTCTTGCGAATGGCTTGTTAATATTTTTTACTTTCCTAACTGTGGCTCTTGCATCAGCAGGTGTAGCAAATTTTATTCTTACCGTGTCTTTAGGATTTTCATCTGTGTAGAGTCTTCTACCAGATCCTTTAGGCTTTTTTCCCGTTCCTTTTTTTGGATCCACGAATTATTCCTTTCACTACTTTAGCTTGTTTTGAATGCAGTTTTGCAGATTTGCCTAGTTGCACAGCTAACTTATTTAATTTTCTTCCGTTCTTCATTCCACCCTTTGAGTATAGTTTAACTTTCTTTTTTTCATCACGGGCACCCCTAAGCTTTCCTTCGATTTGTTGTGGTATCTGTGATCTTCCTATTGGCATATTATATATAATTTATGTTTAATAAATATCTTTTATGTACGTCAGTTTGATATTGAGCCTTATGCTTTATATCACCATCAAATATTAACATTCTATTTTCCTTGCTGTCAACTTTTTTATACGTTCCATTTTCGTCTAATATTGTCTTACCATTGTTATTATTTAAATAATATATCGCTGTTTTATTATTTTTAATATCCGGATAATCAACGTGCCATTTAGAACTAACTGAATCAATATCTCTTAAGTTTAAATTAGCTCTAATTTGTAAGGGGGCTCTAACATTTAATTTTTTTGTGACTAAAATTAATTCATCAGGATAAGATGCTAAAAACTGCCAATGGTTGTAAATACAATGATTAAAAAAACCATTTTTATTTAACTCTTTTTGATTATCATCAAGAAGCACATCTACATGCAACCAGTACCAAGGTATCAAACTTGATGTGAAATATTCTTTAATTTTTTTAAAATGTTTATCTTCTAAAAAATTATCTATAACAGTTATTCGAGCCATGGAGAATACACGACTTTACCATCAATTCTTTTAGCACGCAAGGATTGATTTCTATTTGAGTTTGTCGAGTATGAACAATGTATCCAGCCCGAAGAAGGTTCATTGTCACGGTAAAATTCTAAGATGAGCTGGTCGTACTCTAGCTCTGATTTAATCCATGTTGCAAGTTCCCTGTTATCTACACCTGGTATCTCAAAGTCTGCTGCGGCTGCACTGTCGTCTGCTACATGTTGAGAATTTACTGAACTTCCTATCTCTAGGCAGAGCTGAGCACAACGGAATCCTGATGATATAATTAAAGGTTTATCAAAGTGTGAACGCACCGGTTGCAATATGTTTACTGCTAAAGCTTTTAAGTTTTCAATTTGTTGTGGGTTAGGATTGTTGTTGATACCTTTTCTCTCCGCAACCTGACTTTTTGTTAATTCATCAAGAGTTATGTTAGCTGTTAATTTCATTTTTTCTTCTCCTCTATTTCATAAAAAAATTTATCTGTATCTTCTGTTCTCCATTTACTTGTATCTTCTACATTCCATTCAGAAGTTTGCACTTTCCAATCAGGAATATTATCTTTAACTGTAAAGGATGGAATATCCCAAATCAATCTGTTGTTTGGTTGTGCTGCATAGTTGCCATCATCTAATGATAAAACGTGTGCACATTTATGTTCATGTGGTATTTCTGAGTGATCCGTATCTAGAATGTTTGGTTCAGGATGAGCAAAGTCAACAGTAAATAAATATTTACCATGATGCCACTTTTTATCTTTACCAATATATTTTCCTGATTGAGCTTCTAAAATATCCCAAGAAGTAACAGCAGGAAAATAACTGAAAGAATTCCATAACTCCAATTCATCCAATCTACGCCTAGGAACGTCCTTTGCTTTAAAACCCCTTTGAATGAATGCAGATATCGGCAAACGATAGAAAATAGCTCCGTTTTCCATAATTGCATGAAATAAGATAGCTTTACCCGTAATACAGGTAAGACCAAAGATAATGCAATCTTCAACTTCCCCATGATGACTTTTAAGATCATAAAGATACTCCTTCCTTATCTGTGCATATTCCACAGGTATGTTTGCATTTAAATAACTCATTTATCATTTAACCCATACCATATTACCACACACAACAAAATAAAAGCTATAATAGTATTGATAGGTAAAAATGGCTCAACAATATAATTTTCCATTATTCAGATATCCCCATTAGCCACAGCATTAAAAATATATAACAGATTGGTTCCATTATGGTAATATTTTTACAATCTTTTTTCTATCCATGTAAATCTCTGTTTGTGCCTTTACTTTTTGACAAGAGAAAACAACTCTTTCTGGATTAACCTCGTTCTGCGCGATACGCTTGGATTTCAAACAATCACTGAGGTTGTTTTTATATACATGCTCTATCATATTTCCGTTTAAAGTTAAGATAAGAGCGAATACAGTTTCTATCATTAGTGACTCCCGTTTCTAATTAACTTCTCTACGTCTTCAGTTAACTTTTCAGTTCTTTTCTTTAAAAACTCTATATTAACTGCATTGTTT